TTTCGTGGAGTAAAGTCTGATGACAACCGTCCAAGAGATTATTGACGGCGCGATGCGTTTGGCTGGCGTTGTTGCGGACGGTGAGACTATCACTGCTAAAGAAGCCCAAGATGCCCTGATGGCCATGAATCAGATGATTGAGGCATGGGTATTAGAGGGCATCTTGTTATATGACCTTGACAAGCAAGTATTGACATGGCCTGCAGACACCGAACAGATTACAGTCGGTCCTACGGGAACTGTGGTTGGATATCGCCCGTTAGAGGTTAGCCGAGCAAGCTTCTTTCGTGATACCGTGAGCAACATTCGGTATAGCACTCGAATTGTGGGCGAGAAAGAGTTTTACTCTGTGGCGTATCCAAACGTCTCATCGACGTACCCCGAGATGCTATACGTTAATTACGCATACCCAAACGCAGAGATTAACATCTTTCCAAAACTCACCACGGCAAAGGAGTTCAACCTTTTCTCCCGTCGTGAATTGACACAGCCTGCAAACCTAACGACTGTTTTGTCGTTCCCACCAGGATACTCGCAAGCGTTTAGGTTCAACTTGGCAACTGTGTTAGCTCCTGAGTTTGGTGTTCCTGTGTCCAACGATATCCTTCGTATTGCTGTGGACACCAAAGAGAAGATCCGACGGCTAAACCAATCGGTCAATGAGCTTAACAACCCGATCGGTGCTTCTCTCAGATACAACATTTACACGGATGGGTATCAATGAAGACGCCGATCCTAGGTGGGTCTTACGTTGCGGTTAGCACGAATGCCGCATGCAACCGAATGGTCAACTTGTACCCAGAGCTCAACGCTGAGGGTGGCAAAGAAACTGGATTTTTGCGCAAATGCCCAGGTTTGAAACTTCTCGCCACTGTTGGTGATGGACCTATTCGTGGAATGTATGCGTTTAAAGATTTAATTTTTGTTGTATCTGGTAATGTTTTATATGCTATGGGTAATGATTTTATTCCAATAATAATTGGAGGAATTACTGGTACACCAGCTGTTAGTATATCTGATAACGGTAACCAACTTTTTATTGCTGCTAACCCATCGGCTTTTATTTATGATTTTACGTTAAATTCAATGTTTAATCTTGATACTTATGATCCTGATTTCCAAGGTGCTAAATCAGTTGGTTATTTAGATGGATATTTCGTGTATATAGAACCTAACACCCAAAAGTTGTGGGTGACAAGTATTTTAGACGGAACAGAAATTAATCCTCTTGATTTTGCTAGTGCCGAAGGATCACCAGATAATCTTGTGTCTTTATTAATCGACCATCGTGAAATATGGTTGTTTGGTACAAATAGTGTTGAGGTATGGTATAACGCAGGTGCTGCTGATTTCCCTTTTCAAAGAATTCAAGGTGCTTTTATTGAGGTTGGGTGCGCCGCCACTGCGTCACCAGCAAAACTCGATGGGGGTATTTTTTGGTTAGGGACAGATAATCGAGGATCATACAGCGTTTATCGAACCAATGGTTACAATTCACAGAGAATAAGTACTCATGCCGTTGAATGGCAAATTAATAATTACGCCCGTGTTGATGACGCTGTTGCTTTTTCTTATCGTCAAGATGGGCATGAGTTTTATGTGCTATCTTTTCCTTCAGCAAATATTACTTGGGTTTATGATGCTATAACTCAAACTTGGCATGAAAGAGGTTACCACAATACATCAACTGGTTTATTTGAAAGACATCGTGCAAATTGTCATACATTTTATGATGGGAAAAATATCGTTGGTGATTATAACAATGGGAAAATTTATCAATTAGATGGAGAGACTTACGATGATGATGGTAATCCAATTCGATGGCTTCGTTCTTGGAGAGCATTAGCACCGGGAACAGATGATCTTAAAGGACAATTGCATCATGGATTACGCATTGACTGCGAAGCTGGTGTGGGTTTGAATGATGGACAAGGAAGCAATCCTCAAATTATGCTTCGTTGGTCTGACGATGGTGGACACACTTGGTCGGATGAACGACAATCGGGAATGGGTAAAATTGGAGAATATTACGAAAAAGTTATTTTCCGTCGATTAGGACAAACAAAAAAACTTCGCGATCGGGTCTATGAGATTTCTGGTACTGATCCCGTTAAAGTAATTATCAATGGTGCGTCTATTGAGGGCGTGGCTCTTGCAGATAGGAAGTTTTAATGACGAATACGTCTATCATTCCAGCAACAAGAGTTCCTGTTCTAGACGAAGGGGGGTTCATTACTCGCGAGTGGTATCGTTTTTTCTCTGGTTTGTCTTCATTGACAGGATCTGGTCAAAATGATGTCAGTTTGTTGGATCTTCAATTACAACCTACAACTACCAGTTCGAAAACCCTTGATTTACAACTAGATACAAACTCAACTAAGGAAGAATTTTATTCATTTTCAAATAAAACAAATTCTAATTTAACAACAATTAACAATAATATTACTACTCTCACTAACACTGTTAATGGACTTACTAATTATAACGTCCGTAATTATCTGATTAACGGCGCATTTGATATTTGGCAACGTGCTACGGCTTTTAGTTATACGGGTGCTTCCTCTTCGACATACCTTGCAGATCGCTGGAAGTTTAATTTTACGTCTGGTGGATCTGGAAGTTTCACTCTTCAACAATACAGCGCTAAAAATGACCCATCTAGTGGCTACAGTCGGTACGCAATAACTGTTTCAATGTCATCTGGAACAAGCGCATCCTTTGAGCAACGAATCGAAGACGCACTTACTTTGCAGGGCAAGTACGTCATGGCGTCAATTTATTTTGCAGGTAGTTGTACGTTTAACATCGAATTAACACAAAATTTCGGGACAGGTGGTTCTCCGTCTTCACCAGTTGTCCTGACAAGTGCAACGCTTACCTCCCCGTCATCAGCTTGGGCTAGGTACGCGGTTCTTTTTCAACTTGGAACCGTTACCGCAAAAACTTTTGGTACGAATAACGACAGTTATCTTTCTTTTAAAATTAACATTCTTTCTGGTTTTAGTAGCACTTATTGGTTGAGCGACTGCCAGTTGGAACACTCAACCGCTGGAGCTACAAGTCCATCAACCTTTTCTCGCCGCCTCATAGCAGAGGAATTGGCGTTGTGTCAGCGATATTACACCGAGGTGTCAGTGACTCCTACGACATTGTCTACTTACGCCTACACGAGCTTGCCGACAACCATGCGTGCTGCGCCAACGCTATCCGTTAAAGCTGGTTCCTTGAATGGCGCAACGTTTGGAGGAGCACCATACGGTTTCTCCTCTATTCGTCAACAAACAGCGTCAGCAGGTGCCTCAGACGCACTTCTTGCGTTAGACGCAGAATTGTGATTATAGTTTATCATTGGAACCTGTTTGGTTTTATGATAGGGTGAACTATGGCCTATGCTAATTATGTTCCGTACCCAATTCTTCGGTTTTATGATAATAATAATAATCCTCTTGCAGGGGGTAAGATATATACTTACTTAGCTGGGACAACGACACTAGCAGCAACTTTCCAAGATCCTTACACGACGGTTATTAACACTAACCCAATCATACTTGATTCTAATGGTGAAGCATTAGTTTATTTATATACTGATAGGTCTTATAAATTTTTAATAAGAAATTCAGCAGATGTAACAATTAAAACTATTGACCAAATTACCACTATCGCTAAACCGACAGTAGCAGGAAACGCTCTAATTTCTGCGGCAGATGTTCCTGCCCAAAAATCAATATTAGGAATTGATAATTTTTCTAATAGGAATTATATAATAAATAGTAATTTTGATGTATGGCAAAGAGGTACTAGTTTTAGTTTAGGGACCGCAGGAGTATACGGTTATACAGCCGACCGTTGGGTTTGTAAATTGGTCTCGGGAACTGGTAGCGTTGAAGCTTCTCGCTATGCTGTTTCAAGTCAAACTTGGAACGCACAGAATGGCAATGAGTATGCGATTAGAATTTATAACAGTGATTATTATAACTATATAACTTATGAACTAGGCACTCGAATAGAGGGTGTTCAAACTTTAAGTGGTAAAACAGTAACATTGTCTTTTTATTATTATTCTGGCGCGATACCAAGAACTTGTGCTGTTTCCATAATTCAGAATTATGGCACAGGTGGATCTCCATCTGCCCCAGTAACCCATACTGGTAATATTACCCTGTCGTCTTATGCTGCCGTTAGAGCAAGTATAACGTTTTCACTTCAATATGCTTTTGGTACCGTTGGGACAAATGGTGATGACCATTTGTATGTAAAAATTCAAACAACAACTGAGAATGGTGCAAGTGCGTTTCCTACTTATTATTGGGGTTTTCAATTAGAGGAAGGATCGATTGCTACTAGATATGAAAATATCCCGTATGCTGCTAATTTAATTAATTGTCAACGATATTACCACAAATTAACTTCTGATTATATAGGAGATGCATTTTCTACCAGTGCTATATCAGGAAGATACACATACCCTGTGGAAATGCGTGTAGCACCTACTATCACAAATGGTAGTTTTAATGCTGGTACTTTTGCGTCTAATAACATAGGAACAAAAGGTGCAAGGCTGTACAATTCAGCAGCTAACTGGACTATCGGCACATCAATCACTGCCAGTGCTGAATTCTCAGCGGAGTTGTAAAAATGGCCATCATCGCTAAAACGATCATCCCAGCCAAGATTCTTGAGAACACACAGACAACGCAGTACACCGCGACGAACGTTACGACGATCATCGACAAATTCACCGTCACCAACTACAGCGGGTCGGCGGTAACTGTATCGGTCAATCTTGTAACATCTGGTGACACGGCTGGAAACCAGAACTTGATTGCTAAGCTGGTATCTATTGCTGCTGGTACAACTTACAATTTCCCCGAGATCGTGGGTCACATTATCCAAGCTGGTGGGTTCATATCAACTGTTGCAAGTGCTGCTACAAGCGTTACAATTAGGGCGTCTGGTAGAGAGGTGAGCTGATGGTTGCAATCGAGAAGATAGAGCAGTTGGAAGATAAAATTGCTGTTCTTCCTACACTCGATCTTGCTGTGTCTCATCATTTTGCAGATGGTGTGTACGCTCGTTGCATGTATATCCCTGCTGGTGTTATGAGCACGGGTAAGATACATAAGACAGAACACCTGATTGCATGTATCAAAGGTGGTGGGGTTTTGGTTACTCAGAATGGACGTTTTGACTTTGAAGCTGGTACGGTCATTACAGTACCAGCACACACAAAAAAAGCTTTTCTTGCCAAAGAAGATTCAATCTTGATGAATGTTCATCATAATCCTGATAACATGCGCGAAGTGGATGACCTCGTTCAAACTTTGGTTTATCCAGCCGACTATCGGAGCAACCAGTTAACAACGGAGACTGAACAATGAGCTTCGGAATAGCTGCCGCAGTAACGGCAGGAGTCATCGCTGTCGGGTCAGTAGCTCAATCCGTCATTGGTGCCAATGCCGCTAATAAAGCTAGCAAAGCACAGCAAAAAGGTGCTCAACAGGCAGTTTACAACGAAGAAGATGCTTTTAAGGATTACCAGACTCGTGCAGATGCAGCTCGTGACCAAAGTACGAACCTGTTTAACCAGTCGCGCGACCAATCATTAAACCTTCAACAGAACGCTCTAAACACTTCGCAAGCTGCCCTTCTTGACGCCCGCAACAACAGCGTCGGTGTTCAACAGAACGCGTTAAACGACAGTCGCACTGCTCTGACCGATACTCGCGATCAAACCGTTGCGGCTCAACAACAAGCTTATAACAACATCCAAGGCAATCTGACTGACACACGTAACCAAAACAATACCACGCAAGCAAACGTCTACAACACCAATGCCGCTATCCAACAACCATTTTATCAGACGGGTGTTGACGCCAACGCCAAGATGGCAAATTACCTTGGATTAGGTGGCAGCCAAACTGATCCTAATTACGGAAGATTCACACAAGGGTTTACCAACAACGACTTTCAGCAAGATCCGGGCTACGGTTTTCGCTTCCAAGAAGGCTTGAAAGCATTAGAACGAAGTGCTGCTGCCAAAGGTGGGTTGCTTGGTGGTGCTCAGATCAAAGCCAGTCAACGGTACGGGCAAGATTTTGCATCGAATGAATATCAAAACGCCTACAATCGGTTTAACCAAGATCGTCAATTTACCGCTGGTCAGCTATCAGGTGCAATTAACAACGGTATGAATGCTGGTAATCAAATTGCTGGGTATGGTACAAATTACGCCAACGCTACCAATGCGAATAACCAAAACTACAGCACTGGTATGACCAATGCTAACAACAATTTAGCAAATAGTGTTGGAAATGCTTATCAGAACTACGGTACTGGGGTGACGAATGCGAATCAAAATTATGCAAACAGCGCCATGAACGCATATCAAAACTACGGTACTGGGATGACCAATGCCAATACGGGATATGCAAACCAAGCATCGAATATTTATCAAAACGCTGCTAACAATCAATCAAACATGTTGAACACTTATGCTCAGAATTATGGTGGTCAGCGTTCTAACAGTGCATCTAACATTTCAAACATTATTCTTGCTGGCGCTAAAGCAAAAGCTCAGGGGTACATCGGTCAAGCCAATGCCTATAACGCCGGTATTGGTGGTATCATGGGTGCTGCTGGGCAAGTCCTTGGCGGTAGTTTAAACCAACTTAGTGGTTCTACTAACTTCACTAATCGACAATAAAAGGGAGGCTCTAATGGCTGTAGATGCTAGTTTGTTGACAAACAACCTTGGTGAAGTTAAGTACAATCAAGTACCTGACATCAGTGCTATTTCCAGCCAGTTTGCGGCTGCTGACCAAGCACGGTCACAGACCGCTCGTAACAACATTTTGGCTCAAGGAGATCAGCTTGAATATAACAACAAAGTGGGTGCTCAAAATGTACTCTCTAATCCAGATCTTCAAGGGCAAGATTTAATCAAGGCTGCTGCTCCTTTTGGTGAAACTGGAATGAAGATGACGAGTGCTAGATTTGGTACTCAGGCAGATTATAGTAAATTGACATCCGAGAATATGGACGCTGCATTTAAAATACTTCCCACCATCGTTGACCAAGCATCTCTTAATAAAGCACGAGAGTGGTCAATGAAAACCTTTGGGGAGTCACACCTTCCGGAAATATATGACGAGTTAGGTAAACAGAAAATACAACAGATGGGGATTGGTTTAGCTAAAATACAAGAACAAACTCAAGCAATGATGAAAAATCAAATGGACTATTCATTTAAAGAGCGGCAATTGGGTATCGATCAACAAAAAGCAGATACTGGAACTATCATAGCTGGTTCCAATGCAACTAGAGCTGCTAGAAGTGGTCCCGGGTTAATAGCTCAAACTAAGATAGATTCTGCTGGTAATGATGAAGTAGAACAGTTTGCCAAAACTTATCCAGATCATGTGGCAGCGCTTCAGAATATGAACAAATCGATTGCTGTTTTAGACAAATCGACAAATCAAGGTGGTCCTATTACAGGAGGTCTAGCCGAAGAGCGTCTTGCGGTCCTCAATGCTCTAAGTTCTGTTTATGATCTAACACCAGAACAAAAACAAACACTGACTACTACTCAAAATTTACAAAAAGCTCTTAAGGATATTACGGAAGTCGCGGCAATAACGACACCAGTCAAGGGAAAGGCGGGTTTAACCGACGCCGATCTTCAATTTGTTGAAAGAGTTAAATCGGGAGAACTGCCAATGACCGTTGAAAATTTGAAAAGGGTGTTGAGAATAGGAGCAAATAGCAGAATTCAGATTGAGAACAATGCTATTAGAAAAGCACGCTCGGTTAAAAAGAACGGTATAATTAAAGGTACCTATGTAGAAGATTTTGCCAGTCAACCACTTAAATCCATGCTTTCACCCGACGGTATTACTTTAATATCACCCGACGGTCGAAAACACACATTTGAAAAACCAGAGCAAGCCAAAGCAGCGTACGAAGATCTTAATAGAGCGTTAGAGCAGGAGGCAAAGGATGGCAGTTACTAAATTTAATGACCCGAATGTCTTAGCCGCTATTAATTCTGCTGAGGATGAATTTGGTATTCCATCTGGGTTGATGCAGTCGATCGTCGTAAATGGTGAACGTAGCAACTCGGATCAAATATCGCCAGCTGGTGCACGCACTGTGTTCCAAATTATACCAGCTACTCGTAACGCATTGAAGCAAAAATACGGTGTTGACGCTTACAGCCCTGATCTTAAAGAACAAGCACGGGCATCTGCTCTTGTGGTTAAAGAGGGACTCGATCGAAATAAACAAGACCCTGCTGCCGCTGTGGCCGAGTATCATGGTGGTACGAACCCTCGTAACCATGGACCAATAACCAACGCGTACACCAAACGAGTCATTGGTGGTTTTGAAGGTGAGCAAATGGCAGCAGCTGACAAACCCAAAGATCTTTTTGGTGACATCATTACCAAGCATGGTGGTAAGGGTGGTGAGAGCAAAGCGCCATTGCCTGACATTAGTCCCCAGACTCAAACCGAATCCACTGGCGACAAACCCAAAGATCTTTTTGGTGACATCATTGCCAAGCATGGTGGTACTGACAGTTCGCAATCACCCGTACCTACCCCCTCGCAACCTCAGGCCACGCCTGAGCAGAAGCAAGATCCGTCGTTTTTAGATAACGTCGCCACCACGGGGAAGAATTTCCTCCCGAGTCTTGGTAATCTAGCTCTTGATACCTATCAGGGTATAGCACAGGCTATCCAGAGTCCTGTTCAAACTGCAAAAGCAGCATACGTCGCTGCTGGCAAACTTGGTGATTACGTTGGTATTCCAGCGGGTGAGGATCAACCAACGAACGTAACAAATTCACCCCTCGTGCAAGATGTGACTGCTGCCGCTAATGACCCTAAGGGAACAATCGAAGCAGCTGGTCGTCAACTGCGCGATGACCCCGCTCGTACACTTGCTACAGTCGCTCCAGTCTTAACTCCTTTAAAAGGGGTTACAGCCACTGGAGCTCTAGGTGCTACAGCTCGTGGCGTCGGTAAAGTGGCAGGTGCTGCCGACTTAGTGACCAATCAAGCTGTCATGAAGCCCGTTGAGTTTGTCGGTCGTGGTCTAGTAGGAGGAGCAAAGACACTAGCCCAGCTTGCAGTAGTGCCTAAGCAAGGTGGCGGGTACATTAACGAGCTTGGTAACTCGGCCAACGCAGCTCAAATATCGAACGCTTTGAAGGCTGAAGCACGGTCGAACGTACCAGGCTATCGGCGAACTGTAGAAGACATTGCTCCAGAGGTAGCACCTTTCCAACGTAAGACGATCCCGTCCAAGCAGAGACTTGAGCTGGATCAAGCCAATGACATGGCTTTAACCAGCAACGTTGATCAAGGTGTTATACCATCTCAAAATTTAAAAGACATGAGAGGTAAATTAACTAAACCTTTGTACAAACAGGCTGACGATACAGTCGTAGATGTACCAACTAATGCTCTTATCGACAACGCCAAACAATTTCCAAAAGTGTACAAGGAATCCTTTGACGGAGAACGTGGAATTAATACTGGTCGTCAATACCAAGGTCAGGAAATGATTCCGTCTAACACCAGTATTACCCAAATGAAGGGTAATGAAATTAATCAGCACATCCGTAACATTGAAACGGAAATATACGGTGAAAAGAAAATCGGAGGAAAAACCGCGATTAACCCTGGGACCGAAGAATTTAAAGCACTGTCGTCTCACCTCGATGATGTAAAAGCATGGAGAGATAAAGTTCTCCCCACCATCGAGCAAGCTAATAAAATATTTGAGAAATATTCTAAAAGTATCAATCGTTCAGCAGTTATGGAGAAGTTCAAAGAGAAACTAGCACCATTACTCGAGGGTGATTCTGTCAATAACCGTGCTTTTGCAACTTCTTTCGATAACCCAAGTAAAATCATTGATGAGGTGTTAGAATCTAGCTACAACAACAAAAAGATCTCTGGTGAACGTCGCTTAGACAGCATCATCACACCCGAAGACAAACAACGCTTGGTTGACGTTCTTGACGAACTGAACCGCCGCAATAAGGCCGATTCGTATGCACGTACCAGAGCGGAGTTACCAGAAGGTAAGATCCCAGGGGGTAACGTAACTACTACAGCTAATAGCCGAGCTGCTGTCGAGGTAGGCAACAAGGCATTAGCGTACATCAAGAACGTCTTTAGTAGTGAGTATCTCAAGCAAGCCGGGTTTGATTTGCAAGACCCTGCTAAGTTTGCCGCACAGCTTGATAAAGCACTGCCAACTTACCGAGCAATCGAAAAGACTGAAAACGCATTAAGAGGAGCGGGTAACGTTATCTCCACAGTTGGTCGTAAAACCCCATTACTTAGAGAGATAGAACCAACCAAAAACAACATCGTCAATAACTTGCGGAATTGGCTAACTGGTATATAACTCATGGTTGCGACACAAGTACTTAGATGGTAACTTGCATTGTGAGTAAAACACGCAAATGGAGGCGTTCGAAATTAAGTATATCATCGGTATGCCCTCTGATGCTGTGTTATACGGTTTATTCGGAGCGTTAATAATGGTCGCCCGTTCTCCGCGCACCACAAGGGCGGAGGCGTTTAGCAAGATCTTATCCAGTGTTTTGATAGCTGGTGTTGGTTCCGATTTATTGCTTGACTTGCTTATCTATAACTTTAATCTGTTTACTCATACACCAGTCGGGACAATTAGGAAGGCGTGTGCTTTGTTTTTAGGTGGATGTTGGCCGACCTTGGTCGGTATAGCTTTCGACAAACTTAAAAACTGGAGAAAATCGTGATTTTGCTCAATGAAGTTATTGGGATTGGTGCATTTATACATAGTGCTTGCGTGTGCAATAACCTTGACCCAAAGGAAAACGTCGCAATTTCACTGTCTCATGCACTGGTCGCAACAGCTTCGTTTGCAATCTTTTTTAAAATGTACTACGTTAGCGCATTGCTATGGGGACTATCTCAAATACTACTAGGTTTTGTTGACTTAGCAAGGGAGACAGTGCGTGCAGACATCACAAAAAGGAATCGACCTCATCAAGACGTATGAAGGTTTTTCAGAAAAACCTTACCTCTGCCCAGCAGGTGTCCCTACCATCGGATACGGTAGCACTTACTACGACAACGACGAACCTGTAGCGATGGATGACCCTGTCATCAGCAAAAAATATGCCGATAGTTTGCTGAAGATTATGCTTCGTAAATACGAAAAGGGTGTTCTTAACGCTGTCACCGTAGCACTGACTCAAAACCAATTCGATGCGTTAGTGTCATTTGCCTACAACCTCGGAGTCGGTCAACTTCGTGGAAGCACTTTGCTCAATAAGTTGAACAAGGGCGATGTGAAGGGTGCTGCTTTTGAATTTGACAAATGGGTACACGGAGGCGGTAAAGTGCTGCCCGGACTTGTTAAGCGCCGTGCAGCCGAAAAAGCTTTGTTTTTATCTCAATGAATGGAGGTGGTAACAATGAAACCGACTAAAAAACCCAAACCCAAAGGCTGCTAATGTTAGGACTCGATGACATCATCGGCGGTGTGGTTCAGGTGGTGAACAAGTTCATCCCTGACCCACAAGCACAAGCCCAGATGCAGCT